GTTATTAAGAATAAATTACAGAATTATGCTTATATTCGAGCAAAATTGTGTTTAAAATTCATTATTAATGGTACACCATTCCATTGTGGTAAAGTCTTGGCTTCATATGAACCTAGTGTGAATATTGCCGACACGGGTTTTCGTAAAAGTAGGATTATTTATCCTAATACTGATACGGATGCTTATGTTGTGCCTATGAGTCAATTACCACATACGGCGATAACTATTGCTGTCAATTCTGGTGGAGAATTATGTTTACCATTTTTTCTTCATCAAGATTGGTTACCAATTGGAACCGCTGATATGGTTAAGAAGATGGGTCGACTTACATATTATATTGTTACACCTTTAAAGTTGGCCTCTGCTACTGGAACTACATCCGTTACGATTGAAACCTTCGCATGGTTTGAGAATATTGAGCTCAATGGATCGACAGCTGCTTTGGTATTGCAGGCTGGTGATGAGTACACTGGTGTTGTGTCGAAACCAGCTAGTGCGTTGATGGCAGTTTCAAAATCCTTACATAATGTTCCTATTATTGGCAAATTTGCTCGAGCCACCACTATTGGTGCTTCTGCAGTTGCTAGCATTGCATCTATGTTCGGTTTTACGAATGTGCCAGTTATTGATTCTGTTCATGCCGTTGTACCTGTTGGTTGTCCACATCTTGCTTCTAGTGAGATATCGACACCTGTGCAAAAACTAACTTTAGATCCTAAACAGGAATTATCTATTGATCCAACTATGCATGGTTTAGATTCTGAAGATCAGATGGCTATTTGCAACATTATTAAGAAACCTACGATCATTACGACAGGTACTTGGGATTATAGTGATGCCACCGATGATTATTTAGTATCTTTGCGCGTTAATCCTAGTATAGCTAGACCAACAGATGTTATTGGTGCTGCAGGAACTAAAGCTACGCGTGTTTATCATACTTGGGTTTCGTATTTAGCAGCGGCTTTCACACACTGGCGTGGAGATATTATTTTAGATTTTGAGGTTGTGTGTACTAAATTCCATAAAGGTCGTCTTAAGATCCAATGGGATCCTGAACAATATACAGGAGCAGGTTTGGCTGATTCGAACAAAGTTTATACGACTATTATAGATATTGGTGAGTGCAATAAAGCATCATTACGTATACCATATCATCAGTCTACCGCCTGGTGTCGCACAGGTAATCCTAAACAGGTTATGTGGGCATTTGGTGGTGCTGTTAATAACGGAGTGATAGATGAGGATAATGGTCAATTAACTATTACAGTTATGACTCCATTGATGTCTCCAGTCTCTGCCGATTCGGTATATTATATTATGAGTATTCGTGGGGCTGAAAATTTAGAATTTGCTAATCCTCGTCAATCTTTGACATATATAAGCAATGAACCCCCACCCTCGTTTTTCCAAGTCCAAGCTAAAGATGAAATTGAAACAGAAACTCAGGAAATTACGTTCGGTGACGTGGGAAGTTATCATCCACATCGTTATGATCAAAATATGGGTCAAGCTGTAGTATCGTTGAGAACATTATTACATCGTTATTCTATATATGATGTATCTTGTGATCAAACTTCTACTGCAACTAGAGCTTATATTTTTACGAAATCTTATACGCGAAATCCTCCATCTTTTGGTTATGATCCTTCTGGATTATCTACAGCTAATAATATATCGTCTGGAAGTGGTACTTCACCTTTTAATTATACACCTATGCACCCCATTTCGTATTTTGCTAATTTATATGGTGCTTTTACTGGTGGAGTTAATTATGTTGCTAACACTTCTGTGGATTTGAGTTCATCGATAGGTGATGTTCGTGTATCGAGAAACAATATTACCACTTTAGCTACCGCTCGTGCTGGAGCTAATACAGCTGGATTAAATTCAAATAATGGGGTTAATTATAGTCGATATTGGTACAATTTCTTTTCACCACAGTATGGTTTGGCTGGTTCAGCTTATACTAATACTATGACGAATGGATCTTTAAACTGGTATGCTCCCCATATGTTGGAAACAAATTGGTGTTACACTGATCCTACTTATGCTATTGCTGGTAATGCAGATGATGAAACTACTAACGAGTGTACATATTTACAAGCTTTTATGAAACAAAATGTTTCTGGTGCAACTTCCAATCTATTCAGTCTTACTTCGTATGCAGGGACAGGAGTTGATTACAATTTATTGTGGTTGATTTGTTGTCCAACTATTGATTATTATGTATCTATGCCACCAACTCCTGCTGGTTAGATACCAGCGGCGCCCGATCCCTAGGCGCCATATAAGTATTGGATATGTATATTGTATATTTGTATATTTATTTCTTTTGTATAATAGGGGTTCATCCACCCAACAACAAAGTGATGACACCTTCGGCGATGCAAATGCATCCTCGTTTAGGTCTGTG